GTCTTAGCATTATCAAGTGCAGCCTTAACGAAAGAAGCCTCCGCCACTGTCTCTTCAACAATGGTAGGAGGCTCATCATCAATAGCTTCAGATATTTCTACAGCTCTATTTTGTATCTTTGCCAAAGAAGCTTCGAACGCCTTAAGCATTCTTCTTTCTTTTTCTTTTCTAGCATAGTCAACTTCGGCAGACTCTATGATTGTCTGGGATAACTCACTTACCCCAAGCATAGAAGATAGACCTTCAAGTATCTTCTTTTCTTTCTCGTTCATTTACTTCTTTCTGAACCGAGAGAGATACTTCTTCGTTTTATAGTTCCCGCCATCAGATACTGGTTTACCTAGAGCACCGCTCCTATGCTCATCCTGCATGCTTTCGTCAACACAGATTTTGATTAACTTCATAGCTTTACGACGATTAAGCTGTTTTTGTCTATCAGAAGGAAGAAGATTCTTATCTAGTCCTACGTCAACAGAGGTTGATGGCTCTCTCTGAAAAGGAATGACATCTCTTTCTTCATAAGCATTACCAGCCATCTGCGCATCTTTACTAGTATCATCACTTCTTTTCTTTGCCATAAATGCGTTAAAGCCCATTGGCTTGCCGCCTGGAAATGATTTAAATCTCTTTGGTTTTGCCTCTTCACGCATGCCAGCAGCAGTGCTTCTTGCTGCAGTCGCTGCACTCTTTCTATGAATAGCTTCGGCACGTGCAAATTCTCTTTTGCGTTCTGCTTCTGCTCTATTTCTCTCAGCTTCGTGATGGTTACGATCAGCTTCTACTTTTCTATTTGCTATATCAGAAGGGTTCGACTTTGTAGGTCTTTGAGTAAGAGCACCGACGTTTCGAGCATTATTGGTAGCAGGTTTTGGAGTTAATCCTGTTGGACGAGGCGTAGGAGTCACAGCTCTAGGAGTAACAGAATATGCACGTGTTGGTGCATCAGGAGATTGATAAGGCATTATTTGGTTTCCTTATGTACTTTGCATCCAGATCTTTTGCACTTTGTGCAGCAAGATGGTCCAGTCTCTTCAGTTTTCATCTCAACATCTTTAGGATTAATGATAACCTGATTACTTTTTTCTCCAGTCAGTGTTTGACCGTCAGGAGCACGACCTTTGGCTGTAGAGATTTTCTTTTTAACAATGTCTAACAGACTTTTAGGCATTTTGAGATCCTTCTGGGTTTCTATTATAGAATTTAACAGAGTCACCACTATCGTCTTTTATGACCAACCCATCAGGCATCTTATCAACTCCTAAAGCAGAAGTTAAAACATTCTTTGCGTTCTGTAGATGATGGTGTATATCGATAATCTTGTCTAGGTGTTTTCTATCATTATGTATGTTAGACATCTTCTGAGAAGCTGCTTCTAACTTCAGCTGGCGCTCTTTATTATTTTCTGCCTTTTCAACTTCTTTCTGGTGACGCATACCCATATAGGCTTCGTAACCTTTTGTAGAAGGCTTTTCGCCAGTCTTAGCAGCACTATTCATATACATCTTGAGACTAATCTTGTGACGATTAGCTACGTCGTATGTTTTATCTTCTACAGAGTCGTGAAGCTTTGCAGCCTTTTCTAAGTGACTCTGAAACTCTTTCTGCTTCTTTGGAGTATAGTTTGCCTTAGAAACATCATATCCTAGAGACTTAGAAGCTACTTCTGGGTTCTTATTCATCAAAGAAAAGTGTAGCTTATTGAGAGTGCTATACGCATTAAAGAAACCATTGTGCCCATGGCCACTAAGACCTGCACCTTTTTCTTCAACGTGGTGTACGATAGGTTTCATAGTTCTTCCCGAAATATAAGAGTTCAATACTTATTTATAGTTCTGGGTTATAGAATGATTCGCCAGGTCTAGCCATCTTGAATGATATTTTCTTCAGTGTTGGCTCTTTTGGATTTCCATTATAAAAGAAAATGAAGTTCAGATTTTGGAATGGATCGATTCTATATTCTACAGTAGAGCGAGACTTGTTTATACTCATATAGAGCTGAGTAGCCTGTAAAGATCTCGCCACTTCATTCAACACTGCAGCTGCTATAGGGTTTGCGTTAAGTGTCTTACAGAGGTGATACGCAAGTGCAGCTAGAATAATACCATTTCTTTTACTCTTTTCAGAGTAGATAGCTTCTACTTTTTCTCTCTTAGGCATATAATTTGTGATCTTAAAGAATGGATCTAGTACCTGAAACACCATATCAGGACTATCAATCTTCTTCATAAAGTCTTCTAAAGTCGATGGTGTTACAGTAGAACCTATCGTAGCCTCTATGTACTTGTATCCTGGAGTCTCCATAACTCTATTACCGAGAACGATAGCATCAAGTCCATTACTATTACCAATATCGACTATAAGTTTCTTTATTTTCTGCTTCTGAACGTCTGAACTATAATCAACTTCTACAATCTTTTTAGCAATGCTATCAATAGAAGCTGGAGATCCTTTACCAGACTTAGACGAGATAGCCAGAGGTGCTGTCTTAGTTTTGTGTATATAGTAGTCTACAAGCTTCATGTTAGAAAGAAGAGGGTACTCTACTAAGTTAGCCTGACTATCATAAACCGATAGATACCACAAGGCTCCACTTATCTCTCCGAAGTCTTTACAAATTATTTTAATATCAGAATCACTTATTTGACCGATATAGTCTGAGTCGATATATCCAGATGCTGTTTCAGACGCATATAGTAGAGACCCTAGAAACTTCTTAATAGGAACAGATAGTTTCATAGATTCTAGTGAAGTGATAACAGAATTCTTTAATTGGGTTTTGCTATACTTTTTTCCACCAGTAATAAACTTAGTAGGAACTAACTCTTTATAAGTTAGCTCTCCTTTGGGAGAAACTCGGTTAACAATATAGATCTGAGACCCTTTAGGAAGGTTGCCCAGATCAGCATTTGTTGTTAGGATCTCAGTCTTATACTGAGTGGATAAAGAAATGTCTGCATCTTGGATAGTGCAGGGAACGATGTCCTGAAACATTTTCTTGTAGTCGCCATCCTTGTATAGAAATCTGAGATGGCGAGCGTGTCTTTGTAGTCCAACATTAGTAATTGGTATACCAGCAAGCTCTAGGTTAGCACTGAGAATCTTTATTAGAGCTTGCTGCTTGTCATCGCTTGTAGTTAACATAGAATCACCTTCTTAAAGTGGATTCTATTATTTATTCATCCACTCTGGTTTATCTCGCTTAGTCCAAGCATGAAGATGAACCTTACCATTCTTGTAGTAGTTGCGATAGTTTTCTACAGGATCAGCAGATACTATAAATGATGGGTCCATAGCGCACGCCATAGGAGTGGCTTCGTATGCCTTTAGAGTAAGAGGAGGACTGTAGAGATAGTAAGCTAGTTGACTAGACGCAACCTTGTGAACCTTACCGTAGCGATGAGTATACTCCTGTAGTAGCCCTTCTAGATGATCTGCGAGCCACATATAGTTCTCAATAGACTGACGACACCAAACAGCAGAGGGGTGATTGACATGAGTAGCCATGTACATAATCTGCTCACGACCGTCGGGAAGAACCCATCGCTTGGCTTTGCGACCAGTAGCAGACTTTCCTTCAGTCTCTGTGCCGTCGAGAATCCTATGAGCAGTAGATAGTAGTTGAGCTGTCTCAAGAATCATCTTAACAACATGCTTATCTACCATCATCTGAGCAGCAAGGTGCGGATTGGTATCAAGGTAGAAGATATTCATAGGTAGTCCATACCCTCATCATCAAGTGTAAAACAAACGTGCTGGATACCGAAGGTTGCAATAGCCCTCTGACATCCAGCACAAGGTTTGGCCAAGCCCTGAGTAAACACTATCTTCTCGTGATTTACGTATTTGGCTCGGTAAATAAACAACTTGGACTTAGCTACGATATTAGTATCATAGCGACGCAACGCATTATAAATCGCATCTGTCTCAGCGTGAAGAAAAATAGCTGCATCATTAGAGCTATACTTCTTCTGAAACGGATGCGATTTATGTCTGTTAGTACCGATAGATATTATTTCGTTCTTGTAAACGAGTGCGGCAGCAAGTCGTGCCGAAGAGACAGGGTTAACTGATTCGGCAACCTTCTCCAAAATCTTCATTACGTTCTTCATGATATGCCAACACCCAACCACGTGACGGATCAAAGTAGGTAACTTCATTACCATAACTGTTTTTTGATCCAAAATCAAGCATATTCTTTAGATCTTTAAAAATAAATTCATTGACTTGAGATTCAGCTTGCATAGCAATTCTCCTATTCGATTTCAAACTCTCTATAGTAAAGATTTTTCTGTCCGGTTTTACCAAACATGCAGTTAGCTATGACCAGAGCATCTTTAAGATTATTTGCATTCAGACGTACAAAGTTTACATCTATTGATCCTGGAGGATAATAGTATGCTAGCATATAAACTTTCTTGTACTTCTTTTCTGCTTCTTTTTTCATGATGGATGATTGTCGTAGTATTCTTTAATTACCCTCTCAGCTGTGTCAATCCAATTATCTCTCCTCTCAACAAATACCTGAGGTAAATCATTTTCTACGGCGATGATAATTGCTAGGTTAGGAATCGCAATCCCTGTACGTTCTTCAAACATAACAGCATAGCATGCGGTCTGCATAAAGTAGTCTTCAATCCATTCTTTTTTCTTAGCTCGGTTTGAAGTCTTGAAGTCGATTACTGAGCGTTTACCGTTATAGTTAGCGATACAATCCACACGACCAGCAAGACGAAGGTGCTCAGAATATAAAGCATCTTCAATAGAGTAGATGTCGTCAACACGGTCATCAAGAACATGTTGTATAGAATCAAACAGGTCAATAGTACCAACATCGAGTTCATTAAAGTCTATTTCCTCATTACGTAGATACTTCTCACATAAGTTATGTAGCTTGGTGCCACGACGAGCAGCCTTACTGGAGATCTTATTGGCTTCTTCCTCACCAACTCGTTCTCGCCATTCTTTCAAAGAATCTTGCTTATGCCAGCCAAGAACGGTAGTAACAGAAGGAATCAATCTACCATCTGGTAAAGTGTAATACCGACCGTTATCCGTATCTTGACTGGTTAAAGTAAAGTTCTGAATATGTAGGTTATGCCGAAACTGTTTGATAGTTCTCATACATCTCACGCTTAATAATATACTCTTTCACAGTACTACTTCTTACGATATCATCAATACCAAATTCAACAATACCAAAGCTGCTCATAGTAGAAAGAATTTTAAGGAACTTGAAGAAGCCTGTACTCTCTTTCTTGAGATCGTTTTGTCTACAATCTCCGCAGAAAATGATCTTACAGTTTTCTCCAATACGAGTGATAATTGAATGCAGTTCTTCGTCGACCATGTTTTGAAATTCGTCAACGACGACGATGCAATTAGATAGGGTGATACCTCTAACGAATGAGGAAGTCATGAACTCGACAATACCCTTATTCTTTAGAAGATCGTAGGCGTCTCCTCGACCTAGTAGCTCACGGCAGATAGCATAATATGGAGCTTCGTAAACTTCTGCCTTCTCTTTTTTATTACCTGGTAGGAATCCCATATCTCTTGTGGGCACTACCGACCTTACTATAATAACTTTCTTGTACTCTGTAAACCCAGATAATACTTCTAGTAGAGCAAGATATAGAGAGACGAACGTCTTTCCGGTTCCTGCTGTACCATATAGCAGTAGATTCTTTTCTTGATCAAATAGATTAAATGTCTTTTTCTGGTTTTCTGTTTTTGGTTGTATACTGGCTAACTGTAAATTATTCTGTTCTTCGTAGGACCTCTGGTTAGGTTGAGTAGCTCTTTTTTGTTTCCTAGAAGGTAATCTAGCCATGTTGCTCCTACCATGTGTTGATATTACTTCGGTGATGCTTTCTCTTAATGTCTTTTAAGAGATCGCGAAACCCTCCCTCTGGCTTCAGACGACCTTGAAGTACAGGATCGCCTAGAAATGCAGAGGAAGGAAGCTGCGTGATGTGAGGATTTGCTTGAAGGAAAGATTCTTTTTCTGAAATGGACATAAACTCTGTCCACTCTTTATCAGTATTTGTATCTTTGAAGTCGTAAGTAGGCATTTGCTCTCCTTCAATTCTATTTATAATTATCAAGCACTACGAGTTTACGCCTGTCTTGTTAGGTAGGTAACACGAACAGACTGAGCATCAAAGTATTGTTTTACGAGACCGATGACGACATCATTGTCGAAAATCTTGCATGAGAAAACGTCGAGGTAAACGCTGTTGTCTTCCTCAACGAAATGAGCGACGATATTACTAGTTTCGATAAGTTGTACGAGGGTATAACCTTCCTTACCGGAATGGCCGAACCTAACAATCTGTGGCTCGCCGAAATCAACCATGTCAATATCATTGACTAACTGCTTAGCAAACTTGTAGATAGTTTGTGGATTTCTAATTGACTCAGCATCGAGTCCAGCGCAATCCAGAACGAGGTGGTAACCCCAATATGCCATCTAATATCCTTTCTTTAATAAAAATCGTCGTCCGAGTTATCGTCTTCACGCATAAGCTCGTCTATACTTTTCGTTTTTACTGCACGGGAGAAACGCTTCTCTTTACGACGATATTCATATTGATCATAAACATCGAAGTCGTCGTCAGCGTCATCATATTTATAATTCTTTTTACTCATTTGGTAGAAGTCCTGGGAATGTTTCGACTACAAGCTTCTTAGTGATACCCTTGTATGGCATCTTCTTATCCTTGACAGCGAGGAGAAGCTTTGCATCCTCGGGATCAAGTGACTCTAGCATGTTAATGAATAGCATCTCACGTTTAACCTTTGTTACTCCAGGATTACCTTCGTTGATAAACAGGTATAACTTGCGGATGCTATTATAGAACATAGACTGCTGATCTAGAAACTCACAGGGTTTGTACGGAGGAGCACCTTCCGGAATATTGAATTTAATGTTAGGATCATATGCCATACGTAGCATAGCGATAATACCAGGATTATCTTTCTGCTGCCAAAGCATTTCCTTACGGGTAGTAGAATTCTTCTCTTCCGAGATCTTCTTAAAAATTTCAGATACGCCTAATTTCACGATATTGCTCCGTTAAAACTCGTTGATAGATTCCATTAGATTCTTCAGTTTGTGCTGAATGAAGTAGTTAAATAGCTTACTGCGGTCCTTGTTACTCTGAGAATTAAACTGATCTATCACTTCAGTAGCAATTTCTTCTGGAACATATTCTAAATCGATCAGTTGCTGGTTACGCTTGTAGTTACGTAGCATTAGTTCGGTGCAAAACTCTTCAGGTTCCTTAAGAAGCCAAGTAGTCAACTTCTTAGACTGTACTGGAGTCTGGCGAGTGCCCATAACGAAAACGTTATCTGCAGATAAGAAGTTTGGAATACCGTCGCCAGAGTCACCACGAATGATATGCTCTTTCAGAAACATATCTGGATTAGGACAGGTAATGAACTTCTTTAGTACAGGATTGAATTGCTTTACGCTAGGATATCTCTGTAGCTGAGAGAAGTCTTTGTCGCCAGAAAGAATAAGAATCTTTTCCTTATAATGATTCTCTTTCACCAGTACAGCAATAATGTCGTCGGCTTCTGCGTGGTCGACACGGATAAGTTTGTATGGGAAGTTATCACGGATCTCGTCGCGAACCCGATTCAACACTTCAAAGATAGCATTCCAATCTAGTTCAGAGGTATCACGTTCCTCTTTACGACGAGCCTTATAGTATGGGAAAATTTGCTTGCGCCAATAGTTGGTAGCATCACAGGCGATAACCATCTCGCCGTACTCTGCCGCAAACTTAACACGGTTAGAGCGTAGAGTATTTAGAACCATGTGACGAATAAGGTTCTCTTCAATCTTGACATTAGTATGGTTCCCAATCTGAGCCATCAGATTAGAGATCATAACTTGGTTTAGGTCGACTATAATCATTTCATATCCAATCTCAGTTTTCTATAATATAGCCTACGTTACTGTTTAAGTCAAGTGTTATCTTCTTCATACTCGTCATCTATACCGATTAGCTTTTCAGCTGCTAGTTGCATACCGTGCTCAACATTCATAGTCTTTAGGATAAGACTCTTGATGGACTCAACGACCAAAAAGATGTCCTTCATATACTTATCACCAGCTACATCGAATCCTAGCATAGTCAACTTAAAGAATAGTTCGTCGGTTATGTCGTTAACCAAAATGTCTACGAACTCTTTTCTATTGTTTTCTGCAAGCTGTTTCATATCCTCAACAGTCTGAGAAGAAATAAAGTTATTATTTTTTAATGGGAATTGAATAACGTTGGTAGGCTGGGATTCTTTTTCCAAAATTGACCCTTTCCTGTTACCCATTATTTATTCTTTAGGGAAGTTAGGAGAGCAGTCCACTCTTGAGACTTCGCTTGCCAGTTGTGAGAACGATCAACTTGGATCTTTTGTAGTTGTAGATCAGCGTTAATTGCTTCTCTCTGGTTCTTCATAACACTGATGGCTTGGTTAAGAATATGATAGAGTACACCAGCGTGCTCGTTCTTATTCTCGTTCCACTGGTACATCCAAGTTAGACCCATAGATGTTTCGTAAAGAGCAGCTAGGTTAGGATGAATGCAAAGTAGACCAGCAGACATAGCTTCAATCAAACATAGACAAGAAGTTTCTTTCCAGATAGAAGGGTATGCAAAGATATCGTTATTAATAAGTGCTTCTCGTAGCTCGTCGTTGCTTACTGTGCCGTGGTAATTGATCTGTGGATGATTTCTACAGACTTCAAAGAGTTCCTCGTACTGCTGATCTCGCTGCTCCCAGCCATACAATTTAAACGATGAGTATACGTTTAGTTCGATGTTAGGATTAGTCTTTGCTAGCTCAACGAACGTAGGAACCAGTAGCTCCAGTCCCCGATGCGGAGTAGAATGGTAAATAATACGGATCTTATCCGACGTAGTTCTAGCCGTAACATCAATAGGATTAATTGAATTTCGAATAACGACAGATTTCCCATAAGGAACTCCTCTCTTCTCATTATACTGTTCCATCTGCCAGTTTGACACGAAAACAAACCTATCAAACTTCTTACGGAATGTTGGGTCGCTGAGGCGAGATGACTCTGGATCTTCTGGTAGATCGTGCGCATAGAAGATATGCTTACGGTCAGGATCTAAGTCCCGCACCCTAGAGAAAACGATTTGAAAGTCTTTGATTAGTTCACGAGGGATATTCCCGTCGTATAGTCGGCGCATCAGAAGTTCTGTACCGCCGTTAGAGTTCTTGTTTAGTTCGTTCAATTCAATCAAGTCATAGTTATCAGTCATTCATCACCTGTAAAATAGTGCACCGTAGGGAATAGCGAACCAGAATCGCCAATAGAGTAGTGCGAAACCGCACCCTGCACTATATTTATTGATATCGATATCTAGTACGATAGAGAAGCTTGGTAGCTTCCAAAATGTGAAGAATAGCCATTTAAGAGTCCAGTAAGACTCAACTCCGTTAGGTACTGGAGAGTTAACGAGAATGGGTACGAGAGGGAACGTATAATTCTTATACCACTTATGCTTAACAGGACGATGCAAAGAGGCTTCGGTCTTCCTTACCACCTCTTCATCATCATCCTGGTCTAGCTCAATAATCTCATCTACGCCGACATCAAAGTCGTCCATTACCCCACCCTTGCGAATGAGGTAACAGAGTCCCAGCGGAAAGAACGCCACTCGTTGATGTCAACATCGAACACTCGTGCGACTTCATGATTAGCTTTCTGAACACGTTCAGTCTTCTTAGTTGTAACATAGTTCTTGATATAGTCTTCGTTGATAGTGCAGCGCATCTTACGAGCAGTGCCATCAACCTTTGTGAACTCAACTTCACAGATAGTTTCAGCGAGGTCAACCGACCAAGAATCTAGATGGGTCATTTGTCTTTAGCCTTTCAACAAGATTTTCATAACCACCAATGTACTGTTCATCATAATAAATCTGTGGAACAGTCTTGGCATGCGGAACGATTTCAAGCAACATTTCTTTAGTTAGGTCTTGACCAACTTTGAACTCTACGAATGGTATACCCTTTTGCGTCAGTAACTGCTTAGCTGCAGTGCAATACGAACAGTTGTCTTTGCTATAAATCTTATACATTGTACTCTCCCGATATTGGTAGTCCCGACAGGAATCGAACCCGTACTTTAACCGTTATGAGCGGCTCGTGCTGACCGTTACACCACAGGACCATATTTGGATCGGGATCATGGATTCGAACCACGACTAGAGGAGTCAGAGTCCTCTGTTCTACCGTTAAACTAATCCCGAATGTTTAGTTATTTTCTATGTCTTTGATACGCTTCTGTAAGTAAGCGATCACGACGTCTTTTTCGTTCTTGTTAAGATCAGACACCGCTATAACATTATTTAGTTCTTGTTTGAACGATGCTATTGTAAGATAGTCTGTAGAACTGATTCGTCGACCCATTACCTTCTCCTTGTAACATAGTAGGCTTCATCGATAGCATTTTCAAGTGCTTCTGCGTACTCCTGAAGCTCTTTATATGTTTCTGGACTTGTTTCATCTCCCATAGCATCATAAATGGCTTCGTCGACAGAATTTTCGTATTCAACATCGATATCTCTAATGAGAGATAATAGATCGTAATACTTGTTTTCGTCTATACCCTTGATGAACCTAATATTGTCTTTAAGGGTTTCTAGAGTTTGTAGCTTTGGTCTCCAAGACTTTTCAGGCATCGGCAGACTCTTTTGGCCACTGAAATGCTTCTTCATTTAAAAGACCGTGGTCTCTGAGAGCACGAATGACTGCCATACCGATGCCAAACTCGTTACGACCATTCTTCTGTCCCCAAGCTACAGCATC